TTTCCCGTTCCGTTATCTACAATATAAGAATTTGAGCCATCGTGATATATTTCTAAATCATTACCCGTACCAATTAACAATTTATTATTATCACCTAAGTCAAGATTACCTGTCATAGTGCCACCAGCTTTAGGCAGAGCATTTGTAGCTAATGTGCCTTGAGCAGCAGTAGCATAATCACTACTGTTAAATGCCTTAACTTGAGCAAGATTTGTAACCTCAGAGTCCATCAAAGCACCAGCAGCAGTTACATTGGTGGTATCAGTTACATCAGCACTTGCTTCAATTGCATTTAACTTGGAATGATCTGCATCAGTAAAGACATTAGAATCACTAGCCGCTTCTACTGCGGCTCTAATTTCAGCGTTAGTTTGGTCTGCTGTAGCATTAGCTTCTATAGCATTTAATTTAGTATGGTCAGCGTCTGTAAATACGTTAGAGTCTGAAGCTGCTTCTACAGCTGCTCTAATTTCAGCATTAGTTTGATCGGCAGTAGCATTTGCTTCAATACCGTCTAATTTAGTTCCATCCGTAGCAACGTCTCTGCCATCAAAAGTGCTGTTAGTTGTAATAGCACCAGTAAATGCTGCACCACTTAAACTAGCTTTAGCATCATATAATGCGTCAGCTTGAGTTTTTGTGTAATGATTTGCAATTTCAAAGTTACCAAAAGCATATACGTTAAGCTCATCACCTACAGCAGCGCCTGAATTTAATGTAACTGTAGAAGTAGTGACTGTATAGTCTGCTGTAACTTCTAATACTACACCATTAAGTGTAATTATTTCTGCACCAACAACAATAGCTAATGTATCACCACCAGCATCTGCTCCAGTAAATACTGTTTGCCCAGATGTAGCAGTAAATACAAATCTTTCCATTGTAGCTAATGTTGCGCTTGAAGTAGCAATCCAACCTGAAGCTGTATAAACTTTCATTGCTGAATCAGTTGAATCGTAATACAAAGCTCCTACAACTAATGCGTTTCCATCATTATCTAGAGTAGGTGCGCTTGATTTATCGCCTAAATATCTGTCGTCAAAATTATCGTATGTTGCTGCAGCACTTGCTGCGCTTGCTGCTGCGTTTGTTGCACTTGTAGCTGCACCACTTGCACTTGAAGATGCTGCTGTAGCACTTGAAGCTGCATCTGTAGCAGACGTTGCTGCTTCACTAGCTTTTGTTGTAGCTGTACTAGCACTTGAAGCTGCTTCAGTTGCTTTAGTAGAAGCTGTAGTTGCATGACCTCCTGCTGCATTAATATTAGTTGCATTACCAGCAACTGCATTAATATTTGTAGCATTACCTGCAACACTAGTTACATTGCTTGCAATACCTGCAACTGTTGTAACATTAGCTGCAATATTTTCTACTGCTGCAACATCGCTTGATATACCAGCAACAGTTGTAACGTCACTTGATATACCTGCTACTGTAGTAACATTAGCTTGAATGCCAGATACAGTATTAATATGTCCTTGTTCGGTTGATGTAGGTTTGATCGCTATCCAAGAAGAACCTTCTCGAACAAACATCTGGTCAGAACTAGTATTCCAATATAATGCCCCGGCTGTTAAAGCATCTCCGTCATTATCTGTAGAAGGGGCAGATGATTTAGCTCCTAAATATCTATCGTCAAACGAATCGTAAGAAGCTGCTGCACTAGTTGCGCTTGTAGCTGCATTACTAGCTTGAGTAGATGCTGTACTAGCACTAGCTGCTGCAGCCGTTGCAGAAGCAGCAGCCTCTGTAGCAGAAGTATCTATAGCAACTTCAGTACCTATATCACCTTCGTAAAAGGAATTTCTTGCCATATGTATCTCCTATAATAAAGGCGTACTAAATTGTGCAGAAAATGCACTGCCCTTCATGCTCGCTCTAATTTCTTTTTGATTTAATGCGCTAATTTTATTAGCAGTTAATTCGTTAAATTTTTGTTCCATTTCTACATCGCCTAAATATATTGATGCAACTTGACATGTTGCATATAAAATTGTTTCAAATTCAGTACCAAGTATCCAAGGAACGCTTTCTTGATAAGCAGTTCCAGTTCCAGAACCAACGCCTGTGGCTTTAAATATTGTACCAACATTATTATTTGCAGCACCTATTCCTGTGAATGAGGTATTACCTGCAACAGCAATTTTGTAATATTTGTCAACAACAAAGTTACCTGCCGTGGTTGCTGTTGATGAATACGTTCCAATAGAGTCACCAGCTTTGTAATATGTCATTACATATGTACCGCCTGCTGATTGTTCGCCCTCATTATCTGTTAACAAAAAGTTACCTGCCTGTCTTGTATAGGCATGTTTAATTTTATTGTTACTAAATGTTTTTGAATCTACTCTGCTTAGTATTACATCATCGTCTTTATCTGCTCCGCCATCAAGTTGAAGTTCTATTATTTCAATAAATCCTGCTGGAATAATAATGCTTGAATTTGTTGCAGTAACTGTAAAAGATTGTACTACCTCTAAAGGTGGCACTCGCAATTCTTCGTAAACCCTTGCTTCGCCTATAGCAACGAAGTCGTCTATTTGAGCATCAGTTAAATCTGACCTGTTAAGCCAGTCAGCTACTCCTGTTCGTAAAGTAACTTGGTCTATAATAGTAACCATTTGATCTCCTAATGAAAATACATCAACTGAGGATAATCTCTTTTAATGATTGATTTGACAACTTTGAAGTCATCTTTTGTGCAATTGCCACTATGAATATTAATATGATATTTACTCATAATATCTAAAGCAACTGAATCGGGTATGTTACAAAAAGGTTTGAATCCCGTATCTACTTTTTGTCTGTAAGCACTTTTAGTTATTTCTCTCATATGCTTAGCCCATTCAAGATGCTCACTGACATCTTGAGTAACGCCAGCACCGTCTTTACTAACTTGTGACCTTAAATCAAAACTGTAGTCGTTATCCATTTTATTTCCTTTTCTTTGCAGTCTTAGCTGCACGTTTAAATTGTTTAGCTGTTGGTGCTCCTTTAGCTCCTTTCTTTCTCATAGTTTCTCCAGAGCCAGCTGCTATTCTTTTTCTTTTTGCGTGAATGTTTGCATATAAACCTTTAGCCATTGTCTACTCCTATTTTTTCTTTTTGTGTCTGTTAGCAAAATTACGAGCAGCCTCTACGCTGCCAAAGCCCCACTTCTTGAGAGCTAATGCTTTTCTTGTTGGTCTGCCTTTAGAATCTTTCATAGGTCCTTTCATTCCTGCAAATCTTGCAGCAAACGATACACGCCTAGGGTTTGTACCTTTTCCTAAAGGTGCTTTAAGGTTAGAGCCTTGCCTTTTTGCACTAGCTCTACCTTTAGCATTCAAACCACCTGAAGGACTTTGACCTTCTTTTCTTGTCCATGCTGGTGATTTCATTATTTCTTTTTCCCCTTTTTCTTTTTGGCTGGTGGTCTTCCTCGTTTGTTTCCGTATGTTCCCGGTCCGTATGGCATATTAATCTCCTTATAAAATATAACCCCCTCTATGTAAGCAGGGGGTTAATGATGTTACGCAGTAACGTCTAGAATGACACCATTACCTGTCGGTGCTTTTGCACAGAAAGTAATTTCTTGTACCATGTAAGAACGTAGTGAGTCACCGTCTTCACTAATGTCACGAAAGTGCATTGGGCGAAGTGTGTCCATTGACATTGTAGAAGGATCGTATACAAAAATCTCAGTGTTACCCATTAGATAGTTGTGTACAAGCTCAACATCACCAAAGTCAGACTCATATAAGTCAACTGATTGGCGAAGCTTGCCTCTTTCATCAATGTTTCTACGTACATTAGTAGTACCTGTCATCAAGTCAGAGAATCTAACTTTGTTAGTAGTTGACATCATTAGCTTGTTTGGAGCTACTGAAGTTACGCCATTAATTTGACGTAAGATTTCATTGATATCAGCTAGTGTAACGTTAGCGTTAGTGTGAGCTGTTTGTGCAACTGCAACGTTTGAACCGTCTCCAGCACCTGTTACGGCTCCAGTTCCAGTAGCTGCAGCAGCAGTACCAGCAACGATGTTGACAGTACTGTATGCTTGATAAGCACCCATTTTACGAGCAGCAGCTTGAATGTTACCTGAAGCTGAACCGCCCTGTACAGCAGATACGTTAGTCGAAAGCATCCATGCTTCTACGTCACGAGCCATTTCCTTACCACGCTTTTCAGTTTGGTATTTGAATTCTGACTTACGACCGACCTTATCTACTGACTCTAACGTACCTGACACACGGATACCTTTAGTAAAGATTTGTGTGCGGTTAGTTAGACGTTGTACGACAGGTGAAGCGCTTTCTGCGAAAGAAGAACCTTCAGCTGCTGCTTGTAGCCCTGCTGCTTCTAAGGTGTCTGTTGACCACTCGTGTAGAGTAGCTGTCGCTTTACCCTTGCCGATAGATGACACAAAAGGTGTCATATCACGAGAAATTGTTGATATCCAGTTCGCTAGGTCTTCTCGTTGACCGCCCTGCGTACTAGTTGTAAAGTTTGTAGCCATTATATTTCCTATGGTTAGTAAGGTCTAACTTTCATCAAAAATGTTATCAATTACATTATTAAAAAGGATTGACTGGTCTTTCTCAGAAGCCCTTCCTTTACTAACATTCTTTCTGGCAGCGTCCACCTTATTGGATTTTTTATTTTTAGCAGCCACAGGTTTTTTAGTAGGCACTCGTTTAACTGGAGTCTTTTTGCGTTTAGCTGTTCCTTTATCAGAGTTTTCAGAAAGTCTTCTAAAATTATCGATTGCTTTTACCATCATTGGGTCAGTCATTGTATCAACCGTTTGCTCGTCTAAGCCAATGTCTAAAGCAAATTTTCTATTTGCCATAGCAACATCTTCAGACCAATCTGGAATTAAGTCAGGAACCATTTTATTAAAATGTTCGACTTGTTTTTCAAATTGTTCTATTTGTTGTTGATTCATTTGCTGAACCATGCCATCCATTAAATTGTCTCGACTTTGTTTTCTCGAGGCGTACTCTTCTTTCGCTTTACTAAGTTTATTGTTTAGCTTGCTTGCTTGGAAGTCGTCTTCCTCAAATGCTTTGTCAACTTGCGCTTGAAGATGTTTCAAAACGCTTTGGTCTTTAGCATCTTCTCGTTGCAGTAACTCTGCATTTACTCTTGCATAAATCTCAGCCTGTTCTCTAGTTTCATCGAGAATCTTTGCCTGCTTTGCTAGTTCATCCCCTTTTTTTGACTGGCTCTGCTTTGTTTGATAGTTTGCGACAAGCTCTTCCATGGTAACTTCAAACTCTTCTCCGTCAACTTTCACGGGAACATTAAAGTCCATATCAATCTCACCTAAGTCATCCGATTCAGATTGTTGGGTAGCGTCTTCTGTAGACTCATCCTCCTCTTCTTCTTCATCCTCTATGTTATCATCCTCTGCTTCATCAACTTCATCAGCGTCCTCGTCCGTGTGTGGATCATCACTTTCGAGTTCTTCTGTCGCTTCGTTGCTTTCTTGGGTAGCCGCTTCAGGCTCTATACCTAAAACTTCATCCGCCAATGCATCGAAATCGAAATCAGTAACGTTCGACTCATCCGATTGGGTAGCTTCGTTGTTTGTTTCTGACATATTGTCTCCTATAAATAAGAGAGTTTATTACAACTCTCTGTCATCAAACATTCATCAAAGGTTTGTAATAAAACCTCTTATCATTTCTTGCTTGTCTTTGTTGCTTTAGCTGCAAGTAAGCTTTCTATATGCTTTTTAGTTTCCATTAAATTATTAAAATCAAATGAGTTGCCGTTCATGCTGCGCCCTCCAGAGAGTACAGCAATTGTTGCTTCTATTTGAATATCAATTTTATCTAATGCTCTTTTTAGGTTATCTTCATTCATCATTCATCACCTTTAGTTTGTTGAACTTTATTGTCTTTTGCCATAATAGAGTTTTCTATATTGCTCATTACAGCACCTTGACTTATTGCTAACTTATAAATAAACTCTCTGCGTTCTGTTTCGAAATGTTTTGTTTCTAACCATTCACGAAACAGTGCATTAAGTATATCTTCAGTTACCATAGTCATAGTATCTTTTATTTCTGTACACTGATAGCCTTTGTTGAGAACTCTTTGTGCATCATCATATGGCGATACTTTTTTTGGTTTGCCATTGTCTCCAGTTTTATAAGCTGGTTGTCTTTTATAATTACTCATCTGTCATCTCACATGTTTAGATATTGATCTATAGATATACTTTTAAAACCAATTCTCTGGAGTATACCTAAAGTTTTTAAAGCTGCTTCAGAACTTACAAGAATATCCATGTCTTCACTTTCGGAAGCTAGCTCTTTAATTCTATCAATAGCTTCCGCTATCAACATTGTTTTGTTGGGCATATTGTTGCTCCTGCATCATCTGTTGTTCTTGCATCATTCTTTTTTGTTCAGCTTCTATCTGTTCTGATTCTTCAGTGTCTTGATATAAAGACAAGAAATCAGTTGGAGGCTGTGAAGGCACTTGTGCACCATCTTTTTGAGCTTTGACAGCAAGCTCTGCCCACTCTCTATTAGAATTATCAGCTGCTTGTAACAATTGACGTTTGTTGTCAATCTTTTTATTATCAGCCTCAGCCTTTATTAAACTAATATTGGCTTCTTGAGAAGCAAGTTCTAATTGAATAGCTGCTTGTTCTGCTTGTTCTTTTAAATTTTGTTTTTGTTTTTTCTTTTGTTGTGCTTCTTGTTGGGCTTGTTGAAACTCTTGAGTAGATGGATCGTTTAAGAATCTAGTTGGGTCCATACCCATATTCTTTAGGATATCTAAAGCTAAGTTGTAAGATGACATTGGATTAATAAACGCTTCAGAAGTTTCGCTTTGTGCCATTTGTGGTAATAACTGTGTAAGCTGTATTAACTTCTCAGCCAAAGAAGAGTTTGAATTTTCTCCAATGTTAGCCTGAATATCTAAGTCCATATTGCCGGGCATCATTTGTAACTCTTGTGGAGTTAGTGATGCATAACCTTTGTCTGTCTTATACATTGTAGGATTCTTAAGATTGCTTTTCATTTCTCTAAGCACTCCACGGCATAAGTCTTTGATACCTGTTTCTACAAATCTACGTGCAATGTGTTCTACTCTTATTTGTGCAGCGTTTTGTGCACCTGCCATTTTTTGCTCAGAGTTACCAGATACATATAACGTATCATTTAAACCCATAGCTGTTTTACTTAAACCTGTAGATTGCTCTTTTTGAAGCCCCAGGAATTCTAACATTCCAGTTGTACCAGCACTCATTGGCTCTGGCTGGAGTTGCTGTACTGCTGCTGCAGGATTTCCATTAGTAGGAATAATCTGCTTTGGTACAGGGTTTTGTAATGCTGAAAAATCTACAACGTTGGGGTCTGCTAATGTTCTGCCGTAGTTACCAAAATACACATTCTCTACAAATCCTCTTAGGATTGCTGTAGTTGCTTGTGTTTGTGGGCGAGCCATATCAAGAAGTGACAATCCATAAAACTCATGAGGTATTTCAATAGGATTAAGTACTGCTACTGGAACATATGCTACATCATCTTCTTCTAAAATAGTGTTGCCTGCTTTGATAACGTGTTTAAGCTCAGCAATGCCATCACCATCTCTGTCAGAACGAATCCAACATTCAACAACAGTAATGCTTATATTAGCTTCATCTTCATCGTCATCATTGTTAGTTACCCAGTTCTGTATGCCACCTGCATCTTTTCTTGCAAATGCTTCATATGAAAAACCAGATGACCTAACAGTAGACTCTTCTCCAATTTCATCAAAGTCGATGTCTTGGTCAGACCATGTTCGTCTAACGTCAGAGCGTGTCATTTCAGTAACGATTCCAACAAATGTTGCATCAATTATTGAAGACGCTGCACGATCAATAAGAAATGATTCAGGCGGTATAGTTCTTAACTTAACTCCAGACTTGTCAATCTTTCTACGAAGTCTTACATCTACAAATGAATAGTAACTTGTTCCATCTGGATTCATAGTTGGCTCATCATTAACTAACAAATCACCAATAACTTCAACATTTGGGTCAGAAAGAATCTGGTCTAATACGCCTTCTTCAATTGTTTCGTATTCTTCAACAACATAATCGTAATGCTCTTCCCATCCCCATGTAAGGGCACTATTACCAAATACAACTGCTGACTTTATCCACGTGGAAAGTTTGGACCATCCATCAGGATTTGAGTTGAATAAACAATAGTTGACAACATCCGATGCAATCTGGGACGCTTTAACTGCAGCCATGTCATTGCTATACGGTGTAAATAAAGCCAACTTATTATTGTCTAATAATAATTTTGTTAATAGTGCTGTATATCCCTCGGCAATCTCAGCTGAGTCGGAGGATACAATCTTAGAAACACCTTGCGGTTTTAAATCGCCTTGTGCTTCTAAACTCATTTCATATACTGCATTTTCTCTGCGTTTTGTTACGTCTGATGAATTAGTATTGCCACCAGTAGCATTCCGCATGTGACGATCAATTGACTCTATCAACGCATCGTCATCAATCTTTTCGATTTCTGTTTTCATTCTCGCTCTCTCTGTTAAGTGCCTTGTGTTCTAATTCCCCACAAGTGTGATGGTGTTGCATACACCGAATCTTGTATATAACCTTTTTCAGCATCTCTTTCTAGTTGCTCATAAAATGGTTGAGTTACTTTATGAACAAAACTTCCAATTCCATCTTCTGTCATTGGTCCACCCGGCTTGTCCATGTTCCAAGTGCTATAACTATAAGTAGGTCTAACAGCAGGTGGCTTCATCATTCCTTCAGACATAAATGGATAATCTGGTTGCGACATTAATCTTTCTGTTAAATCTTGTGTAATTAATTCGTTTTGCTCAAAGTATGGGTCAAACATAGATTCAACATATTGATTATTTATATTAGGTGGACCGTATATTCTTTCCCCCAAAAAATTAGTTGTACTACCGCCTACTCCTAATTCAGAAGTTCCTTTCAACATTTGATTTATTGCGTTTGGATAAGCTCCTTTTCTACGGTCAAGCATTGTTGAGTGTATTGCTTCGTGTAAACCAGTTCTAGCCATTCTGTCACTATAAAAATCAGCCATTTGTTGTTCACGTGCTGTTTGTTTTAAGGCTTCTTCTGCAGCAATTTTATCAAGCATTTTTTTTCTAGCTAAAGATTGAGGGTCTTTAGGATCAATTGCAGCAGACAAAGGTGCAGCTGGAGTAACTTGTTCTCCTACCATATCTAAATTATTTATATATACTTCTTCAGCACCACGTGGCGCAAAACCAGAATAATTTATATAATCAGATGGTTCTATGTTGTCATATTCATAAAAAGGGTAAAAATTATCCTGTTCTAATAAACTATCAGACCCTTCATAATATTTTATTTGACGCAACAAATTGTCTTTGTATTTGTTTTCCAAATAATCATTTGCTTGTTTTGGCATAGCATAGTTTCTTTTACTTGCAGTATTAAAACTAACTCCCATAAAATCTCCTTACAACCACTTAGTATCTGGCTGCTTATATAATGTATTCATCTCACCCCAACTAAACGATTTGTTAGTTAAAGCGTGACCATGTGTTCTGTAAGCTTCACAAGCAATAGCAAGTGACATAACCATATCATCGTAATGCCCAGTAGAAGCTTCTGCTTTGCCAGACTCTGTAATAATAAAGTTTCTTAATTCTTCTAGCAAAATACTAGAAGGAATTGTAATGTCTTCATCTTCAATCATTCGTCTTAGATTAGATATGATTGGCGGTCTTGTAGACATGGTAGTCTTAAAACCTAAATGATTCACATTATCACCAGCTGTGTTAGCTGTTTTCTTTTGTTGATATATGTTTGGATAGTTCATGCCAAACAATTGTTGTACTGTAGCTAAACCAATAGAGTTGCTCTCAGGACATACTAAAGCATTGTTATACCATCTGCCAAGATAGAATATCATTTTGCCGTAGCTCACTGGATCAATTCTATTGCTTCTATAAATTGCACATACTTCTCTGTCTTGATTTAAAACAGTAGCTACTGAGTAGTCACCCTTAACACCAAGAGCTACGTCAGCACCGATAATATACTTATCATCTTTCTTAGGTGCGTTCCAAACTTGTAGAGAACCTTCTTGTGACTCATCAAACGAACTAAAAGGCTCATTGTATTCTCTAATAGATTCTGGTGACATTGGCAAATATTTGTCTAGCGTTTCTTTGCTAAACACACTAGAGCCAGATTGTATAAAAGATTCTTCAGCAGTAAACGGATATTCTTGTTTAAATGTTGAAGTAGACGTTTCAGATATTTTGATACGCCTCCAATACACTTGACCATCGGTCAGATTGTACTGTTCTTTTAGTTTCTTCTCTTCTAATGTAAACTCTAAGGCATCAGGTGAGTCTAATGTATATTCGTCTTGTAGATACCATGGAACGAATAAAGGTTTAAATATACCTTCACCTTTTTCTGCTTTGTTCCATAACTCATAGTAAATACCCTGCGCACCGTGTGATGTACTATTGATGATAATAATACTTCCCGGTAGCAGTGCGATAGACTGAAACATACCGGCAAGTATTCTCTCACCGTTTAACCAAAACGCAGCCTCATCAGCCAGCAAACAAGTGTTTGTTGTTCCACGTCCCGGGTTGTCTGCACCCGCAGTCCACACCCTGTACTTACTTCCATTCTCTTGGAAGCTCATTTCACGAACGTTCGATTTGTCTAACGCTGGTTGTATGTCTTTAGGCAGCTCAGCCCAAAATGTTTGCGACATACTAAAAATACTTTCAGTTGTCGGCTTGTCTAACGATATGATTACAGCTTTTGTATTACCATAGAACAATGCTCTGTGGAATATATACGCAGAGCTTATTGTAGAAAATCCTGCTTGACGATACTTAGATATAATTAATCTAACATACCCAGTATCTTTCATTTGTTGGTCAAGAGCTTCAACAACTAACTTTTGAGCACTATTGATCTTAAGCGGTATTAATCCTAGCGAGGCATCTTTCGGATATATTTGTAAGCAATCTTCAAAGAATGCTTCGGGATTATTTTTCCAATGCTCCCACCTCTTCCTCTTTTCAAGTTCAGCTAACAGCTTAGAGGCTTCTTTAGTTTTTGACATAATTTATCCAAAGTATAAAGGACCACGCCCATAATCCATATCATGCATGTACTCATGTTCATCTGCATTGTCGTATGGACTGTCAGGGAATAATAAACTACCGGGATCAATTTCACGGTATGGGTCGCTTAAATAATCCATCTCTGTTGGATACCCCGGCTTATATGCTTGAGCAATCATAGGAGTGTATCTTATTTCTTGTCCTTTTGGAAAAGGTTTTCCGGGACCATATATTGGTGACGGACTATCTTTTGGATAAGGTCCTCCTCTAAATGTTGGTCGCTCAGCAGGTCTACGATTACGCATGCCCATTGGTCCATGTCTAAATGGACTGCTATTCATATAATTCATAATATCTCCTAATGTTTCGACTCGTCCAACGCTTCGTCAGTTAGCTCAAGTATACGTGCTAACAACTCGTCTTCAGAAAGTTCTTCAATTTTTTCTTCAGCAGCGGTCTTAGCGTCTTGTGTTGGTTCAATATATTTGTTAGCTTCAGTAATAGCTTTAATAGCCATAGCGTCACCTGCAGCAGTTTTCTGTGCAAACTGTCGTTGAGCTATCATTGCTAACATCTCACCCGGAGATATACCAGCAACTTCTTCAAATGCCTCTTTGGTTAACTTTAATTTATTTTTAGAGCCAAGTGGTCTTCCGTTTGGATTTCCAGACTCCCCCGGTTTCCAAGCAAATTTTTTCAGATGTCCAGCCGGATCGTCTTTCTTTGGCATGCGCCCTCCTATCTTTAAGTACAACTTAAAGTATTTTAAATAAAACAAAAAAGCATCTTTAAGTAATCATATAAACAGTAACGAACCTTTCGATTCCGTTGCTTTCCCTTTATGTATCTAGGGCATTCAACGGAATACGCTAGTGGGCATGTAAGGTTCACCAAAACCTGTATGTGTTTATATGATTACTTAAAGATACTATGATGTGTCTATGATGTGTCCATGAGGTAGCAAGCCTCTCAGCCAAGAAGTATCAATCGAGTGATGCAGAACTTGACTTTACTTTAGCAGGGACATCTATAGTATCCGTCATCAAACCATGCTTGTCATCATGGGAAATGCCCTGCAACCAACTTAACGGCTATTTGAGATTACCATTGCTAAGTCAGGAATAGAAAAAAGTTTTTTACTTTCCCCTATAAGGGGTATCCCGAGAATTTAACCTTTGAAAAGCGGATTAACTCCACCGCATATGAGTTATTATTATATACATCTACCCGATGTATTTTCGACACCCCCCCCGAAAATACATCGGGTAACTTCACGGAAGTTTCGCTGTCTTCGGTGCTTCGAAGACATCTCATGGCTTCCGTTATATCCCCAAAGGGTACATAAGTATACACAAGGTATACTTATGTACGTCTTTGGGGTGCAGGTTGGCTGTTCATATGGTATCTATCAGTCTCGTAGTGACTCTTATGTTTCTCTCATCGCTATAACACTATGCCTCACCAAGCCGTCTTCTACGGCTTTCTGTAAGTGTTCTTCATTAACACAACATGGCATCTCATAAAGCACCTTCGGGTTGCTTTGTAGGGTGCTAATAGATCATCCAATAAGGATGTTCTTTTCTAACCTAAACCGGGAGTTCAATATGAATATATATGCTATAAATGTAGAGAAAGATGATTTGCTTTCCGAAGCATTAAATAACAGTAAGGTTCTAGACCAACTATTCACTGAAGGATTAGACATACATCTTGAGAAATCTGCTTACAGTGAGTTTGACTATAACCTTGAAATGGATGCAATTGACGTTAAACGTCGGCTTGCAATTCAAAGTATTCAC